CTCACCCGCAGGGATACCGCATACAGGGGGCAAGGAAGCATCCGCTACAGGATGCCGTTTGGTATCACGGGTTCCACGGGATCCGAGCCGATCAAGAGCGTCACGATCAATACTAGCACGGGCGAACTGAAATCTTCGCCCGCTACTCCTGTATTTGAAGTCCTTGCGCCAGGATCATCTACTTTAGTCCTTCTAGGTTACCAAGTCGCTGGCGGTGACATCAAATCGACTAGTGGTTGGGTTCAAGTCGATGTTCCGAATAATCTTGTACCTAACGATGCACGGGGACTGATCGTCTATTATAACATGCAGAGCCAAGGTCAGGTTGACCCCAACGGCACGAATCTATATGTCTCTACCACAGGAACCGAAACTGTTCCAACATACTCAATTGTTATCGGTTCGCTGAGGACAGGAAACGACGACCCAGCGGGATCAGGAGGTCAAGCCTTTATTCCGATGGACACAAGAGGTTCGATCAGAAGGTTTTACTACAGGTTCGGAGGGGTCGGGAACATAAACTTCTACAGTTTAAACGATTCTGCCTTGAAGGTGGGTGGATTGACTATCCGTGTCGTTGGGTACTACTAGTTTGGGAATCTGTTCATGGCAGTAACGATCAACAGGGACATAGATCAGGGGGCGAACTTCTCCTTCACCCACACGGTGAAGGGGACGGACGGATATCCCATCGACCTCTCCTCGGGCTACACCGCCTATGCGCAGATGCGGAAGTTCTACTCGTCCCCGTCCGCCGTCAACCTCGACGCAGCAATCACGGGAACCACGGGTCAGATCGTGGTCAGCCTCGGTGCGGCCGCAGCCGCAGCCGGCAAGTCGGGGGTTTGGTTCTACGACCTCGAACTCCACTCGGGAGGCAGCGCAACGGTCAGCCGAGAGGTGCAGGGCATGATCACCGTGTATCCCGAGATCACTAAAATTCCATGACACCCTAGATTTTATCGGGGCTTTCTCGCAGGATCCATAAGTACGGGCACAGCCTATTCGATATGGAGATTTCGAGATGAGCGAAACCCTCACGATTGCCCCCGCCGCCCCCGTCCAAGCAAGCACCTTCACTCAGCAGCAGCACGGGAACAAGACGATCACGCTCTGCATGATCGTCAAGAACGAGGCGCATGTCATCGAACGATGCCTCGCCTCCGTGCTTCCTGTGATCGACCATTGGGTCATCGTGGACACGGGTTCGACGGACGGCACCCAACAGAAGATCAAGGACTTCTTCGACCGCAACGGCATCGACGGCAAACTCCACGAGATTCCGTGGAAGGACTTCGGCTATAACCGCAGCGAGGCACTCCGACTCGCACAGGCGACCGACATCGACTACGCCTTGATGATCGACGCTGACGAAATCCTCGTCTTCGAGCAGGGCTTCGATCCCATCGCCTTCAAGAACAACCTGACCGCCGACCTCTACAATGTGTTCGCACACTTCGGTCAGACCCGTTACCACCGTCCCCAACTGACGAGCAACAAGAAGAAGTTCTACTACCGAGGCATCCTCCACGAGTATGTGGACTGCCACGATCCCATCGGAACCCGTGACTTCGCCCGTGGGTTTATGAACACTCCGATTCAGGACGGCGCACGGTCGAGCGATCCCGAGAAGTATCAGAAGGATGCGATCCGCTTCGAGGAAGCCCTTGCATCGGGCACCGTCGAGGAGAAGGACTTCAACCGCTACCACTTCTACCTCGCTCAGTCGTACCGTGACTCGCATCAATGGGATAAGGCTCTTGATGCGTACCTCAAGCGTGCTGACCTCGGCGGTTGGAACGAGGAGGTCTTCTACAGCCTCTATCAGGCGGGTCGCATCATGGAAATCCGTGAGAAGTCCGTGGACAACATCATTCAGGTCTACTTCAAGGCGTATCAGACCGCTCCTTGGCGAGCCGAGAGCCTGTGGGCTGCGGCTCGGCTCTGTCGTGCCTTCAGCCGATTCGACCAAGGCTACCGCTTCGCAAAGCAGGGTCTCAAGATCCGCTATCCCGAGGGTGGACTCTTCGTCGGTCAGGGCATCTACGATTGGGCGCTCCTCGACGAGTTCGCCATCGCCGCATATTGGACGGGAAACTACCGTGAGGCGAGGATGACGGCTGTACAGATTATCAATGACAAGAAGTTCCCCGAGGATCAGAAGGATCGCATTGAAGCGAACCTGAAGTTCTCGACGGAAGCCCTGCTCTCTGAGGGATGAGGGTCGCCGCTAAATAGTGGGAGTCGCCGCAGGAGGAACTACCACTAATGGCATATAGCGCAATCCCGATCTTCCCCTCCGACAGCAGCGCCGTAAGGGGCAGTAGGATAATGAAGACATGGACGGTGCCGCTTGGGCATCCGTTCTTGGTCGGTCATGCCGTGACCTACTCGGGAGGCGGGACGGGCTTCGCTCTCGGGAAGGCAGACAGCCTCGCATCAACACAGACGGTCGGGATCGTCGAGGAGCGAAGTGATCAATCCATCACGGTCGTTTATCAGGGCGATACCAACTTCTCGGGTTCAGTCCTCAGCATCGATGATGGAAATGTCGGTCTGACGGCGGGAACGGTCTACTACCTGTCCCCCAACAACTCGGGATACTTGACATCTGTTCGTCCCTCTGACGGTCTGTCCTTAGTGCAGCCTGTCATGGTTGCCACGGATACCAAGAAGGGCATCGTGATCAACTCGCTCTCACAGGCGAGTTCGTCTGCATCCGTGTTCAGCCCCGTGGGCACGATGCTTCCGTGGATGGGCGGCAAGTCCACCGTCCCCACGACATGGCGCATCTGTGACGGAGAGGCGGTTCGCAAGACCGCCGCCAATCCCTCCGACAATGCCAACTATTCCACCCTGTACGGCATCATCGGTGACAAGTACAGGGTGACGGGAATCGCCTCATCGACCACGGGACCGAGCGGCAACGCCTACCGTGACCTCATCATCTCGTTCTCAAGCGAGGGTCACGAGGACTACACGCCGACATCGGCGCATGGACTTGTGAGTGCGTATTCGAGCGACACCTACAAGGACTACAAGATCGGTTGGGGTGGAACGAACGACTATGCGGTGGCAAGCCTCACCGCAGCGTCCGCTGGTTCGGTCAGGTTCCAATTCCGCTCGGCGTATACTGGCACCTCGGTGGTCAACTTCCTCGGTGCGGCACCGAGCAGCATTGTCACGGTTCAATCGCTCTCCACAGGAGAAGTGTCGGGCTATACCTCGCAGCGTTTCTTCATCCCCGACATGCGTGGTCGCAGCGTGTTCGGCGTGGGGTACTCTTCGGGTCTTTCGGAACTCAACCGTGGTCAGGTCGGGGGCGACGACACGCATCTTCTCACCACCGACGAGATTCCCGACCACAACAACAAGTACTACGCCTCGCAGTCGGTCGGTAGCGGCGGTGGGGGAACCCGAACCACGATTGATGCGGGCACCCGAAGCACCGACAACTTCAGCACCCTTGATGCGGCGTACACCGCCGACAATGTGGCGATCAGCCTCATGCCGCCGTATGTTGCGGCGAATTGGATCATCCGCCACCGACAGTTCGAGGGAGTTGGCATCGAAGTCGGTCCACAGGGAGCGCAAGGTACAACGGGCAGCGGTGCAACGGGTGTCATGGGATCGACGGGTGCCACGGGTCGTAGCGTTCAGAACTTTGGTCTGTCGGGCAATCACCTCGTGGGCGAGTACATCTTCGCCAACGGAACCACGCAGGGCTTCATCGTGGGCATCGTCGTCGGAGGCACGGGCGGCAGTGGCAGCAATGGAGCCACGGGACCAACGGGACCGAAGCCCACGATCATCTTCAGCGGTCAGCCGACGATGGATCGGGTGTACTTCGCAGCCGCATCCAACTTCAAGGATGGCATCCTAGGGAACGAATCGGCGGGAATCCTCCCACCGTACAACCTGTCAACGGATGTGCTGTTTCCCACGGACTTCACCTACGGAATGTCGGTGCTGAGTGCCACGGGAATCGCACCCGAGGCGAAGGGTGCCTTCTACTTCCGTGATCCCGCCAACATCCCGAACGAGTATACCTACACCTACGGATCGACCGAGGCGAAGCCGAGCAATCCCAACGAGCCGATCACCCGTGACGGGGTGAACAACCTCTCCATCATCAACAACGGTGCGGAGGCTTTGGGAACCCCGCTTGCGATCATACTGACACCAGGCGTGTACACCATGGACAAGCCATGGTTCAACCACATCTCCCGTGATCTCTACATCGGTGCGAAAAACAACACGGTCGTGACGCAGACGGTCAAGGGAGTCACGATCCTTCCGTCCTACCTCTCCACGGGTGCGACGAGCGTCAGCGGCTTCGCCATGAGGTTCGACATCGGCACGGGTCAATCCGTGGTTGCCGCCACGGGATCGGCGGTCGTGGTCAAGCCACCCTTCACCATCATCAACGGGCTGACGGGTAACTTCGGTCTTTCGGCATCCATCGACGGGATGACTGCGGGTGTGGCGGGATTCTTCAACCGTATTGCAGGTGCGTATGTGGTGAGGGGTGTCAGCGGCAGCACGATGACCGTGGATGTCCGCAACGAGGGAGGTCTGACTTGGACTGCCTACCTCAACAATACCTATACAAATTATCTCCAAACCCTTGATGTCTACCGTGTGACCGTCCATACGACTTCTCAGGGAGGTGCGCTCTTCACAGACCGCACCTCCCGCACATTCGTCGGGGATTGGTCGATCCTTGGAACCGACATGGACGGCATCGCCCTTGTGAATGATGCGGGTGCCACGATCCTCAGCGATCCGAGCCTCTCGGGAACGAATCCGAACGGGTATTGGAGCAACGCCACCGCCATCCAGACGGACGGGGGCATCGTCCGTGCGAAGGGTTGTGCCATCATCGGTTACCCCGTGGCGGCTCACGCCTACAACGGCGGTTCGATCACCGTTGGGCATTGTGCAATCAGCAATTCCTACTACGGGTTCGCCATCGACAGCGGTGCGAATGGCAGGGTCGAGGGCACCGTCATCTCGCACACGGCGATTCCCGTCATTGCCGAGAACGCCACCAACCTGACGATGACTCACGATCTCGTGAATGGCGGAAAGACCGCCTTGGTCGGAAACAAGGGTTCGATTTGCGTCATCAACTCCAACCTTGAGGTCGGCAGCACCAACATCATCGGTGCGGGCATCTTTGCGGAAAATTCAAATGTCAAGGTTCGTCCATTCACCCGCATCCTCTCGACTCTCGACATGGGCAAGGGTGGTTTGCAGGAAGGTGTCGTCGATGCAGTCCTCTCGAACAGGTTCGCCATATTGGGCATCAACTCCAATGTGAGCAGTCCCGATATGTACGGCGTACCTAGCCTCACCGCCACCGATCCCGTCACCAACATCAGGACGACCAAGTTCGTGGGTCAAGGGACTATTCAAGGCATCAACAGCAAGATCATCGTCACATACGACAGGACGGCGTTCACCCCAATCGTGGACACCACACTAGGCGATGCCATCAAGGGGAACAACACGGCGATTCCGATTCAGTAATGTTCAAGCACTACGGGGACAGCATCTACCTCGACGGGTTGGAGATTCCCCTCTCCACCTTCATGTGGCTTGAGCCTTCGTACCAATACCCGAGCGACCTCGTGGTCATGTTCTACGACGGCAAGATGCGGAACTTCAGGACAAAGCACCGCTCTTGGACGATCAACGAGACTTGGGCGGAAGGCGACCGCTACCTGTCGAGGATCGCAGAGTTCTCCCGACTTCTTGATGCCGAGAGGGTGGAGGACATCGCAGTAGCGGCGGCGGTGGAGAAAGCAAAGTCCGAGGCTAAATACCCCATGAAGGGGGAAAAGCCGAATGTCGAGTTGCACAAGCGGAGTGATCTCAACGAGGGCGGAACTGAGGGAGTACGCCCTAAGGGGAAACGGTCATCCTGTAGTCGAGATAAACATAGCGGATGAGCAACTTGAGGACCGCATCAACGATGCCCTCCAGTTCTTCTCGGAGTATCACTTCGACGGCGTTGAGAAGGTCTACCTGAAGTACAAGTTGTCACAGACCGACATCAACAACGGGTACATCTCGTTCATGGCGGACAATACGGTGGCGCAGAACGCCGATGGGTCGGGCTTTCAAGATGCCGAGGCTATTCAGACGAGCGTCGATCCCGACTGCCCCGAGAATGTCCTGCTTCAGAACCTCATCGTCAGCGTCACCCGAATCTTCCCGTTCACGCAGCAGACGGCGGGAATGTTCGATATCCGCTACCAGTACGCCCTGAACGACCTCTACACCTTCGGCACCATCGATCTCGTTCAGTACGACCTGACTCAGCAGTACCTTCAGTTGCTCCGACAGTTCCTCTCCCCCGACAAGAGCATCCGCTTCAACAGGGTCGCCAACAGGCTGTACCTCGACAGCGACAAGAGGCAGATGAATGCAGGGATGTACCTCATCATCGAAGCCTACCGCATCCTTGACCCGAGGGTGTATCCCGAGGTGTACAACGACCGTCTGCTCAAGAAGTACTGCGTTGCCCTTGTCAGGTGGCAATGGGGCGTGAACCTGTCCAAGTACAGCGGGATCAAGTTGCCTGGAGACATCATGCTCGACGGACAGTCGATGATGAAGGACTCATGGCAGCATAAGGAAGAGATCGAAAAAGAGATCATCCTCAAGGGCGAGTTGCCCGTTGACTTCATCATGGGCTGAAAGGAAACATGGCTCTCAACCCGTACATAAGGGTCAACAGCAAGACCTACATCCCCGAGCAGAACCTCGTCGAGGAACTGACCGTCGAGGCAATCAAGATCTACGGACACGAGATGTACTACATCCCGAGGAGCATGGTCACCAAAGACGATCTCTTCGGGGAGTCGAGGTACTCACGCTTCACCGCATTCAAGATGATTGAGATGTATATGGACACGACGACCGCATTCGAGGGCGGCGACATGTTCACCAAGTTCGGATTCGAGATCAGGGACAGCGTGAAGTTCAGCGTGTCCAAGAAGCGTTTCAAGAGGGAGACGGGGATGGCTCGTCCCCTTGAGGGAGACCTCCTCTACCTGCCGATCAGCAAGGGTCTGTTCGAGGTCAAGTTCGTGGAGCATGAGAACCCCTTCTATCAGGTGGGGAAGTTGTTCTCCTACCAACTCACCTGCGAACTGTTTCAGTATTCGGAAGAGGACTTCAACACGGGGATTCCCGAACTCGACGCAGTCAACGATGAGGCGGGATACAAGATTAACCTCGATTTGGGAGGCATCTATGGAGGAGGATCTTTTGCAAAGGGCGACCTCGTATATCAACACGAAGATGGATCTCCTACAGGAGGAACTGCGAGCGCATCTGCGAGGGCGGTGGTCCAATCGTATGACGCTTACGCAGATCCAAACAGAATATCTCTATCCGATGTTGTTGGTACTTGGTACGAAGCACTCGACCAAGGAGGGACCGCCTACATAGCGAAGGGCGACAACACCGCCTACGCCCCGATCACGAGCAGGGACGACACCATGGGGATCTTGGACGAGGCGAAGAACGATCAGATCCAGTCCGAGGCGGACACCGTCTTCAACTTCGACGAGACCAATCCATTCGGAGACCCCTGATCCATGCTTGAGTACTACTACCACGGCACGATCAGGAAGGTCGTGGTTGGCTTCGCAAGCCTGTTCAATGACATCCATGTCTCCCGAAAGAACGCAAGCGGCGAGGAGATAGAGCGGATCCGTGTGCCAATCGCATATGGACCGCAGCAGAAGTTCATTCGCAGGCTCGACAGGATCGGGGGAGACTTCGATCAGGAGGCGGTCAGGCTTGAGACATACCTCCCGAGGATCGGGTTCGAGATCAGCACCCTACAGTACGACTCGTCCCGAAAACTGAACAGCATTCAGAAGACCGTGGCGTACAACGCCTCCGACAGGGGTTCCCTCAAGAACAGGTTCGAGCGTGTTCCGTACAACCTCAACCTCAACCTGAGCGTGATGACCAAGACGATGGATGACTGCCTACAGATTGTGGAGCAGATCGTCCCCTACTTTACCCCCGAGTATGTCTTCACCATTAGGGCGATAGACGGGATGGACACGGATGTCGATATCCCAATCGTCCTGTCGTCCGTAGCCATGACCGAGGGGGAAGATGGATCCTACGGAGACTACTCGACGAGGAAGATCAACTTCGCCCTCTTTGGTTTTGCGGCGAAGTTGTACCTCTACGGACCCGTCAGGAACACGACGGTCATCCTCCGTGCGGATGCAAACATCTTTGATACGGACGACTTCGGAGCGAACACGGCGAACATAAAGAAATACGCCGATGTCGGCGTGTCGGCGGCTGCGGGCATCACCGCAGGTGGATACGCACCATCCCTGACTGCGGGATGGACAGGTGCGGGTGCAACCCATGCCGAGGTATTCATCCGTGAGTATCCGCCCACTCCATGGGGAACATGATGACGGGAGCAATTGTGAGCGACATCGACATGAACATAGCGAGGAGCCTCGGGGTGGATCCCTCTCCCGAGGGGGAAATCGTTCCCGTGGCGAAAGCCGAGGGCACGGCGCATGAAGACACGGCATACGACTCGAAGGACGCTGACAAGGATTATGCCGATGTCCGTGTCAACCTGAAGTGCCTCATAGAGAAGTCACAGGAGGCGATAGAGGGAATCGTCGAACTCGCCCGTGACAGCCAGCAGCCTCGTGCCTACGAGGTCGTGGCGCAGTTGGTGCAGTCGAGCCTTGAGGCGAACACGAAACTCATGGATCTCCACCGCAGGATGAAGGACATCAAGCGGCAGGAGGTCACGCAGAAGACCACAAATGTGACCAACAACTCCATCTATGTCGGCAGCACCGCTGAACTACAGAAGATGATCAGGGCGCAGCGGAAGGTTATCGACTTGGGCGAGGAGCCGACCATTGAGGGCTGACCACGAGACATACATGGGAAACCCTCTGCTCAAGGGGGAGTATGTACAGCAGGAGTTCAGCAAGGAGCAACTTGAGGAGTACCTCAAGTGTTCCGAAGACCCCGTCCACTTCATTGAGAACTATGTCAAGGTCATAACCATCGACCACGGCATCGTGCCGTTCAAGATGTACGATTGGCAGAGGGACATTGTCAGGTCGGTGTTCGACAATCGATTCGTCATCTGCAAGATCCCCCGACAGAGCGGCAAGACTACCACCCTCATCTCATGCATCCTGCACCTCGTCCTGTTCAATGCCGACTATAAGGCGGCGATCCTCGCCAACAAGTTGAAGACGGCGACCGACATCATGGACAGGGTCAAGATCGCCTACGAGAACCTCCCGAAGTGGCTCCAACAGGGTGTCCGTGAGTGGAACAAGACCTCGGTCACCCTTGAGAACGGCTCCAAGATCGTCAGTTCGTCCACCTCGTCCTCCGCCGTCCGTGGCTCGGCGTACAACTTCCTCCTCTTGGACGAGTTCGCCTTCGTTCCCGATCAGATCGCCGAGCAGTTCTTCGCCTCGGTCTACCCGACGATCACATCGGGCAATACCTCCAAGACGGTCATCGTCTCGACTCCGAACGGTCTGAACCTGTTCTACAAGATGTGGCAGAACGCCAAGAACGGCAAGTCGGACTTCAAGCCCGTGGAGGCGCATTGGTGGCAGGTGCCAAGCCGTGACGAAAGGTTCAAGGAAACCACGATCAGGAACACCTCCGAGCGTCAATGGATGTCGGAGTACGAGTGTGAGTTCCTCGGATCGCAGGAAACCCTGATCAAGGCATCCAAGATCGCCGCCTTGGCGTTCGCCACCCCGATCCTTGAGTCCGAGGACGGTCTTGCCATCTACGAGAACCCGATCAAGGGTCACATCTACACGACCTGCGTGGACACTTCCCGATCCATCGGACAGGACTACAACGCTTTGACGATCTTGGATGTGACCGCCATTCCCTACAAGGTGGTCGGCAAGTTCCGCTCGAACACCATCCCCGTTCCAATTTTCCCCGAGATGATCAAGGCTGTAGCCACGAAATACAACGAGGCTTATGTCTTGATCGAAATCAACGACACGGGTCAGCAGGTCTCGGACATCCTCAAGGACGAACTTGAGTACGAGAATGTCATCACGATTTCCATCAAGGGTAAGAAGGGTCAGAGGGTCGGCGAGGGCTTCGGTGGGGGCAGGATCCACGGTGGCGTGAAGATGTCGGCGCAGGTCAAGAAAATCGGGTGCCTGATCCTGAAGGAGATGCTCGAATCGGACAAGTTGATCGTCAACGACTTTGACATCATCGCTGAAATCTCCACCTACATCCTCAAGGCGGGTTCCTACGAGGCGAGCGAGGGCTACAACGACGACCTGATCGCCACCTTGGTCATGTTCGGGTGGCTGACCACACAGGACTACTTCAAGGACTTGGTCAACCTAGATGTCCGCAAGAGGCTCTTTGACGAGAAACTTCGGAAGTTGGAGGAGGATCTCGTGCCGTTCGGCTTCATGGACATAGGCGAGGGCGAGTTGGAGGAGGCGACGAGGATGCTTGCGGCGGAACCCGAACTCAAGCCCAAGGCACGGAAGCGGGACAGGTCTTGGATGGACGATGCCGACGAGATCCTCTGATCGGTTGAAATCCGCTAGAGGCTAAATACCCCCCGTACAACCTTCAAGGAGATAGAAGAAATGGCATTCCAAGTTTCACCTGGTGTGAATGTGACGGAGAAGGATTTGACGACCATCGTTCCTGCGGTCTCATCGACCAATGCGGGCATCGTCGGTCTTTTCACATGGGGTCCGTGCAACAAGCGCATCCTCGTCGATAGCGAGAACAACCTTGTCCAACTCTTCGGTGTCCCCACGGATGCCAACGCCGAGTGGTGGTTCCCCGCCGCCAACTTCCTTGGATACGGGAACAACCTTCAGGTCGTCCGTGCCGTAGTCGGAGGCATGGTGAACGCCAATCCGAAGGGATACACGGATAACGCCACCACGGGAACCACCTCCCTCGCCCTCTTGGAGGACGGGGATCAGGCAGAGTTCGCAAACATCACGAACATGGGCGCATTCGTCGCCAAGTATCCTGGTGCAATCGGAAACAGCCTACAGGTTCAGATCTGCGGATCGGGAACCGCTGATTCGGTCGGCGGCGGAGGAGGGTACACGGCTGACGGATTCGGCTTCAGCACTTGGACTTACGCCAATCAGTTCGACTTCGCACCAAACACCACGACCTATGTCTCCAACTTCGGCGGTGCGAACGACGAGTTCCACATCGCCGTGATTGACAAGGCGGGTCTGTTCACGGGCACTCCTGGAACCGTCCTTGAGCGGTATCAGAATGTCTCCT